TTTTCGCCAGCTTTATGGTTTATGTATAAATATCATACATTTGTTTCATGGGAATAATATTCAGGTTACAGATACCTTACGCGATGCTGTTGGGGTTTGAAGTTTACGACGATGGTTTCGAGATTCATCTACTAGTGTTATCTATAGAGTTTGTATCTTTGCGTCATGGCAAAGATTGAAACATACTCACTAGACGAATCGCTAACGGCTAACGATAAGCTTGTTGGTTCAAGCTACCAACCTGGTGGCTCATACGTAACGGCATCATACACTTTGGGGCAGGTGCGGGACTACATGTCTACGGCTGTTGGTGAGCTTCAGGACCGCTGGAGCACTATGTCTTATAAGTTCTCTGCTCAAGACATATATAACCTTGGCGACGCTGAGAGTGGCGTATTAGATCTTCACTATGTATCAGAGGATACATACACTAAATACTGGACGCTTATACCAGCTGTTGCTAATAAGACTATAGTTATAAGTAATCTTATTATATATGGCAAGAGCAATACTACTAACTTTGATGTTAAATACGTGACTGGCATTGGCATGTATTCTGGTAATAATCTTTTCGTTGATTTCCAGACAGATCAATTATTTAACATGACTAGTAGCTACGTGTATAAAGCAGGTGTTTTTTCTGGAGTAGGCAATATATTACTTAAATTTAACGTAGACTCACCGGTTGTTTTTGTTGTAACTAATTCTTCTTTAGCAACACAAGGTGATGGTGAGTTCGGAATATGGATAGAGTACAAGTACTTAGACTTTAACACAGACTTTTAATGCCAAGAATAAACACATACCCACCCGACCTGTCCTTGCAGGACGAGGACTTGATCATTGGCTCTGACTACAGGGGTGAGATCAACGGCATAAAAAAGTACGAGACCAAGAGCTTCAGGGTCCTTGACCTAGCTAACTACCTAAGTAGGTACGTATACGTCAACGGAGAGAGCTACGACCTAGAGCAAATAATAATAAACACAGATAGATTCGACCAGTTTACCGCTTCGGTAGGGTCTCTTAATATAGACGGAAGTCTTTTAGAGCTTTCTACGTCATTCGCTGATAATGTATTCACTACGGTACAGAATATAGGGTCAGTAACCGCTAACCTTATAGCCTCTAGCATCACTGAGATACCGGCTGATGTAGCGAACAACATAATTGGATCGGTAACTGAGATAAACCAGCAATTTGCGGATGGTATTTTTAGTATTGCGACGGTAACTACGGATTTTGCGAATCAGATTTTAGGCACTTCTACGAGCGTCGCTTACGCGACGGCTGATCAGTTTGACGCGCTCGAGTTGTTGGTTTTAGACAACACAGATGAGATTGGAACTGTTGCTGGGTCGTTAACTACGCTAGAGACTACTGTTGGGGACAACATAGCCACCACTGCGACTCAGATTTCGCTACTTGGCACCCGTATAACTACGGCTGAGGCGAACGTGACCACTTTGCAGACTGACTACACGTCACTAAGTGGTACAGTTGACACTCAGAGTGGTGAGATTACGGCTAACGCGACTGCATTGAGTGCCCTAGGCACTAGAGTTACTACCGCTGAGACCGAGGTTACAGCACTTCAGACTGACCTAACTACACTTGAGACCACGGTAAACACTCAAACTGGAGATATTGCCACTAACGCTACTCAGATAACTAGTCTTGGGACAGTTATAGACACTGCGACGGCTGACATAGCCACCATACAGACTAATCTGACTGCCCTGAGCAGTACAGTAGATGGTCAAACGGGTGATATAGCTGCTAACGCTACCCAGATAGGTACTCTAGCGACCAACATAACGACCGCTAACGCGAATATATCGGCCTTAGACCTTAGTTTGACTAACTTGTCGTCTACTGTTGACGGTAACACTGGCAGTATAGCCACTACTGCAACTGCTTTGGATGCTTTAGCAACTAGGGTGACCACAGCTGAGGCTGACGTGACAGCGATAAGCCTTGATTTGACTACACTTGGTACGACTGTTGATGGTCAGACCGGTGATATAGCTACGAACGCGTCAAACATCACTAGTTTACAGACGTCTGTGACCACTGCCGAGGCTAATATTACTAACCTACAGACTGACGTCACTACTTTGGACACCGCGGTGACTAACAATGGGACCAATATAGCCACTAACGCGACAAACATAACAGCTCTCGGCACTAGGGTGACTACATCTGAGGCTGAGGTGACCGCGATACAGGGTACGCTCACTACTTTGCAGACTGCTGTAGACTCAAACACTGGTGATATAAGCACGAACGCGACTAACATAACAACGCTGAGCACTAGAGTCACCACTACTGAGGCTGACATAACGACTTTAGACACTAACCTGACTTCTTTGTCGTCTACTGTAGATGGGAACACTGGTGATATAACGGCTAACGCCACCAATATAACAGCTCTTGGGACTAGGGTGACCACTGCTGAAGCAGACATCACTGGACTAGACACCTCACTCACGTCTTTAACCACAACGGTTGATGGTCATACGGGTAGTATAGATACTAACGCTACTAATATAACTCAGCTAGGGGTTAGGGTTACTACCGCAGAGACTAATGTAACTGCTCTACAGACTAGTTATACCAACCTGAACGCTACTGTTGATGCGAATACAGGCAACATTACGGCTCAAGGTACGGCGATAGATTCTTTAGAGGTTAGTGTTGGGAACAACTCGGCTAGTATTACTACGGCTCAGAACGCTATCGCTAGTTTAGACGGTAAGATGGAGGCGTCATACGCACTTACCGTTGATGCAGGCGGAAGGGTGGCCGGACTAAAGTTGTTGGCGGACAGCACAACTGGCTCTAACTTTATAGCCAGGGCTGATGAGTTTGGTGTAGACATGCCTAACGGAACCAGGGTACTGACTGTAAACTCTAGCGGACTCGTTATTGATGGGAGTGGTACGTTCAGCGGAGCGCTATCAGCAGCGACTGGTACGTTTTCTGGATCTCTATCAGCTGGGAACATAAAGATAAACTCATACGCTACTCCGTCAATAGACATGGAGACGGCTGCTGGGGACTTAACGTCTAGGTCTCTGAACTTTAGAAATGCTGATGGAACGGTTGGAGCATCACTATACGCTCAGTACGCTTCAGCAGGTGGCACGGTCGGTGAGATAAACATGAGCCTTATATCTACCGGTATAACTACTATACAGTCTGGCACCGATGGAGGTGACCAGATAAGACTTAAGGGACCTGTATACTACTACCCTAGCTCTGGCAGCGCTAGTAACTACCTGCTTGACTTTGCTAGTAATATGTCAACCGGTAACGCTACGAGTGGGTACCAGAGGTTATCCAACGGACTACTTATGTGTTGGGTGAAAGGGACGACCGGATCTACAGGCGTGGTCGCTAGTGGATCATGGCCACAGGCGTTTAGCTTGATATACGGAGCTGTGGTGTCTAAGTCTAGACAGTCTACCTCTCCTGACACAGGTAGTAACGATATAAATGTTGGTTGGTCTACATCTAGCTACTATGTTAGAGTGAACGACGCTAGTAGAGAATTTTTTATAATAGCAATAGGAAGACATGCTTAGACACTTTATAAAATACGATGAGGGGACCGGAGAGTCTCTAGGGCTATACAATATAGAAAGTAGCGATGACGTTATTCCTTCTCCAAGCATAGAGCTATCATACCACGAGTGGCAGACAGCTATACATAACAAGTGTAAGGTTGTTGATGGCGTTTTGACTGTTATCGGAATATCTGACGAAGAAGTGATGGAGGCTGTTAGACTAAAGAGAAACCTTTTACTCAAAGAAAGTGATTGGACTCAGTTCCCTGACTCTCCACTTTCTACGGAAAAGAGAGCGGAGTGGTCGCTTTACAGACAAGCTCTTCGTGATCTGCCAGCAAATGTGGACATAAATAATGTAGTATTTCCGACTGAACCACAATAATTCATTATATTTGCAGCAAAATGCAATATAATGATAGAAAAAGACATCCACTACAATCATGAAGCCCGCGAGAAACTCGCAACAGGCATCAACAAGATCGCAGACGCTGTAAAGACTACTTTAGGTGCTGCGGGGAACACAGTAATCTTAGAGGACGAGTATGGCAGACCACACATCACTAAAGATGGGGTGACGGTCGCTAAGGCTGTGAACTTATCTGACCCGGTCGAGCACCTAGGTGCTACGATCATGAGGCAGGCGTCTACAAAAACTGCTGATGAGGCTGGTGACGGTACCACTACGAGTATGGTGATCGCTCAGGCACTGGTGAACGAGTCGTTCAATATGATCGAGTCGCTGCCAGGAATAAGCGTAAACCAGTTGAGAAGGGACCTGGAGGCGCTCGCTAAGAGCGTTGTCGAGTCTTTAGAGCAGTACAGCGTACCTGTGACTGACGACATGCTCGATCACGTGGCTACCATATCTGCCAACAACGATCCAGAGCTTGGAAAAATTATCGCTGACGCTTACAAAAGAGTAGGCATCGACGGTGCTGTGACTATAGAGCAGTCTATGACACACGAGACTTATACAGAAGTGGTTGATGGAACAAGAATCAAGAGAGGTTTCACGTCTCCTCAGTTCATTACTAACAAAGAAAAGGGTCACGCGATACTTGACAACCCGTTTGTATTGGTGTCAGACAAGAAGATCGACTCTATCGACGACATCGAGAGAGTTCTAGCCCACGCGCTTGCTTCGAAGAGGCCGATACTTATTATCGGTGAAGTTGAGCCTACTGTAATGAGCACGCTTATTGTTAACAAACTTCAAGGTGTGATCCGAGTGAGTGTTGTCTCTCCTGAAGGAGTTGGGATGAATAGGTTCGAACTTTTGGAGGACTTAGCCATTATGACTGGGGCGATACTCGTGTCTGATGAGACCGGTAACGACTTCTCGGCTGTGGACGCTAGTTTCCTTGGAGAGGTCAAGAAATCGGTAAGTACTGATAGAGAGACAGTTATGACTCTTT